GAAAAAATGCTGGCCTTTCTATCCAGCCTGCCCATTGTTTCCGGGCTGAAAGCTGGCGAGCAATTGGAACTGCTAGATTTTCAGGATCAATTCGTGCGGGGGGTATATGCTCCTATTAGCGCGGCGCAAAAACGGATTGTCCGGCTCGCTGCGCTATCCGTAGCGCGTGGCAATGGTAAATCCGCGTTGCTGGCAGGATTAGGCCTAGGGCACCTCCTAGGCCCGATGCAGGAGCCTTATGGCGAAGTCTATGCCGCTGCGCTGGATCGTGAACAGGCGGGCGTCCTATACCATATGACGCGGGCTTATATCGAGGCGGTGCCGTGGATGGCAGCGCGGGTAAATATCAAAGATTGGCACAAAGAGATCATTGACGAAACCAATGACAGCCGATGGCGGGCGCTGACTAGCGATGCACGAAAGGCCCACGGCCTAGCCCCGTCATTCTGGATTGCCGACGAGGTGGCGCAATGGCGCAGCCGGGAACTATGGGACAATCTGGCAACCGGCATGGGTAAGCGCGATCAGGCGCTAGGCGTCACAATTTCCACCCAGGCGGCGGACGATTTGCATTTTTTCAGCGAAATGCTGGATATGGAACCAGAGGCCACAACCTATGTCCAGTTGCACACCGCGCCCGAGGGCTGCGACCTGGACGACCGGGAGGCATGGAAGCTGGCTAATCCGGCAATCGGCGCTTTCCTGAATGAAGATCAATTTGCCGATGCTGCGACGCGGGCGATGCGGTCCCCCTCATTCGCGCCTAGTTTCCGGTTACTCAATCTCAATCAAAGAGTTGCGGCGGAAGGCCGGTTTATCGAACAGGCCGACTGGGATGCCAATGGCGAGCCGTTCGACATTATCGAACTTGAAGGGTGCAAATGCTATGGCGGGCTGGATCTGTCCAGCACAAAGGATTTGACGGCGCTATCGCTCTATTTTCCAGAGCAGGGCAAGCTGCTAACCTGGCATTGGTTGCCTGCTGACACGGTGGCAATCCGTTCCGAACGCGACCGGGTGCCCTATCATCTTTGGGTTAAGGATGGCTGGGCAGAAACCACGGTCGGCAATGCGCGTGATGATTTGGCGATAGCGATGCAGCTTGCCGATATTCGCAGCCGCTATGATGTCCAGATGATCGGATTCGACCGCTGGCAAATGGCGCGGCTCAATAAACTGCTATCGGATGAGGGTATAGATTTGCCGATGGTTGATTTTGTCCCTGGCTTCAAAAGCTATGCGGCTGCGGTCGATGCTTTCGAGACAGCAGTGCTAACCGGAAAGATGCAGCACAATGGCAATCCGCTAATGCGCTGGCAGGCGGGCAACGTCATTGTCGAGACTGACGCAGCCGGAAACAGGAAACCGACTAAGGCTAAATCACTGGACCGGGTGGACGGGATCGTATCGGCAATCATGGCCGCTGGCATGGCCGCGACAGATACCGGGCCGGATGTTTACAAGGGCAGCGGTCCTATGTGGGTATGAGCATAGACATGATCGGCTTGATTGATGGCAATCTAACTCGCTTAAAAGTCGTCCTGCCACGGCTCTACACCGACGCATTTTTTCCATTGTCCACCAATTGTGCCAAATTGCTTGCGGTATTCAATACGGCTCCCCTCTCCATTCGGGTAAATCGAAAAAGACAGTGAAACGCCACCGTAACCATTTTTAATCAAGACAACCTTTGATCCATCTGGTCGATCAAGCGTGGGCAAGTTATTCCTATTGGCCAAGCAAAATGCCACGGCGTTTACCGATTGTGGAGACAGGAAAACTTCAGTTGGCTCTTTGCTCAACACTTTACCCGTTGAAGCACAGCCAGAGAGCGCAGCCAACGACAAGCTCAGAACTATAAGTTTAGTTTTCATGAAAACCCCCATTTCGATAAAATTATGCATTAGAAACAATCGGAAGTCGGGATAATTGACATGGTAGTTGGCAGGCGTCAACTACAAGTTATTAGTGCTAATGGGGCGGTTGCAGCAAGGCCGCTAGTATCTTTTCATAAAACAAGGACGGACAATATTGAAAGCTGGACAACCAAGGATATCGAGTTGTGACCGCGTGGCGAGACAGGTGACGCATTTTGCTGCACCTGAATTATCTGCATTCGTTTGAATATTAGCTATTGCATTCGTTTGAATATTGTGCTATCGAACCCAAATGGACGGAAACACAAACTTTGATCCGCGCGAGCCGGTTTTTACTCAAATAGAGGCGTCGGAGATTTCCGGTGCCACTATGGCCAATATCAACAATTGGTTTTTGCGAACCAACTTTGCGTTGCCTGAACACGAAAAACTGCCTGCCAAACGGCGGCTTTTCTCGATTGTCGACGTGGCGAAATTGGAGGTGATGGATTTCTGTGTTCGAATGCTGGATATGAAGCCAGAGGGCGCAGCCTATGCCGCAACGTCTATTGATCGACTTATGCTTGGCGAACACCAGCAAATCGAATTTGAAGGCAAGCATTTACAAGTTTGGCATTGGATTCACCGAACACCATTTGGAGGCAGTGAGGCTTTAGGCGATGGCCCCGATGGCTGGACCATGCAAGGCGTATGGAGAAAGTCCGGCAATGGCCCTTTTTACCAATATAACCCTGCATTGTATCCAGAGGAAGAGGCCTGCGGCTTTCCGCACTTCCCGTGTATATCAATTCCTACATCGACGATATTCAACCGCGCTTTCCTCAAATGCACTGACATTTTGATAGCGGAGCATAACGGTGAATAGAAATTCCGCCCCACTTACCGAGGCCGACGCGGTGCGGCCAATAACGACAAGCGCGATGCCGGGGGTGGTAGGGGTAGTTTTCGCATTTCTCCCTAGGTTCATTTCGGCTCAATCGCGCAACACCGCACTTATTCCCACGCTGCGAAGCGTCGGCAATCTCACGGCGGGGGCAAGGTGCTCCCGCCAAGACAGAAAGGCTAAATAAATGAAAACGGCAGAACTACTAGAACAGCGCAGCGGCATTGTTGACCGCATGAATACGGCGCACGAAAAAGACGATAACGAGGCGTTCAACGCAGCCGAAAAAGAGTTGAAAGACTTGGACGGCAAGCTAACACGCGCCAAGCGTATCGAGGCAGCAGAACGCACCGAACAGGGCCGCACTATTGCAGGCGATCACAAGCTGGAATCTGAAATTCGCACCCGCTTCAACCTTGGCCGCGCTATTGCGGGCCGGATTGATCCTGGCAGCATTGATGATGCCTTTGAACGTGAAGTGCAACCGGAACTGGCGAAACGTGCTGGCAAGGCCGCACAGGGGTTTTATATCCCGATGGAACTATTTGAAAAGCGCGTTTTGACAAGTGCAGGCGACGGCGCAACCCTTGTTCCCACGGATCATAGGCCAGACCAATATATTGACGCTTTGACCGCTAACACCATTGTGCGCAGCCTGGGCGCCACTGTCCTGAACGGCCTTTCCGGCAACGTGGATATTCCACGCGAAGCCGGTGCGCCTACGATTGGCTGGGTAGCTGAAAACGCGGCGCTATCGTCCAGTGATGCTGATTTTGACAGCATTACACTTTCCCCGAAACATGCCGGCGCTTTGTCGGAATGGTCGCGCAACATGGTTATGCAGTCCAGCCCGCAAGTTGAAATGTTGCTGCGCAGGATGTTGGCGCGTGATTTGGGCATTGCGATCGACAGGGCTGCAATCCTTGGCGGCGGCACTAACGAACCGGACGGCGTTTTGTCCACGGTCGGAATCCAGACCCAGGCATATACAACCGACTATATCACCACGGCGGCAGAAATGATTGCCAAGGCTGATATTGCCAATGTCGATGCGCGGCGTTCGTTCCTGACAACTCCAGGCGTTCGCAAGGTCGCCATGAAGGTTAAGGATGCGGACGGCTATCCGCTGGGCGTCGCCCCGCAATTCCACAACGAGCCGATTGCCTTTTCCAACAACGTGCCAACCACGCTTGACCCGACTGCTAACAAGCATGGTCTGATTTATGGCGATTGGTCGGAACTGATGATCGGCGTCTGGTCGGAAATTGATATTCTGGTCAATCCCTATGAAAGCACGGCCTATTCCAAGGGCAATATTGCAATCCGGGCAATGGCAACGGTTGACTGCGCAGTGCGTCACCCAGCGGCATTTGTTTCGGCAACCAGCGTTGTTGTGACGTAATGGGCGGCGTAACCCTTGAGCGGCGAGCCTTCGCAGAACTGCGCACAAAAGGGCGCAAGCTGGAGGGTTACGCTGCAACTTTTAACGTGGTCGCCAATATTGGCAGCTTTCAGGAGCGCATTGCCCCCAATGCCTTCAAAGAAGCCCTATCAGGCGATATTCTGGCATTGATTGACCATGATGCTAGCAAGGTGCTGGGGCGGACTCGTTCCGGCACTTTGCAGCTTTCAGAGGATAGTAAGGGCTTGGCCTTTTCATTGGACGTTCCCGACACCCAGGCGGGGCGCGATTTGCTTATCATGGCAGAGCGTCAAGACATTGGCGGCATGTCCTTTGGCTTTACCGTTCCCGATGGTGGCGAGATTTGGGACGGCAGCACCCGCACCCTGAAAACAATCAATTTGAAGGAAATCAGCGCAGTGTCGGCATGGCCTGCCTATCCTGACACCGAAATTGCCGTCCGGGCGCTTATGCAAGGCGCAGAGGCGCAGCGCAGGCGCAGGGCGCTTGTAATGGCGGAGGCGGCAACATGGGCTTAATCGGCAAATTTGCCGCTTTTGCGGGCTATGAGAAGCGGGCCGCTACGGATGCCTCATGGGCTGCGATTGCACCCGGCATAGGCTATGCGGCGGCGGTGACAGCGCGGACGGCAGAAAACCTTTCGACTGTTTTGGCCTGCACAAATGTTGTGGGCGACAGCTTAGGTTCAATTCCGGCAATCGTCTATCGGACAGACAGCGGAAGCCGGATCGAGCAACCAATGCACCCGCTGGCAAAGCTAGTGCGGTGCGGCGCTAATGAAGGCATGACCTGGCCTGATTTTATCTCACACTTGGCGGCGTCGGCATTGCTGACCGGCAACGGGCTGGCCGAAATATTGCGCAGCGGCAACGGGCAGCTTTCCGGGCTGCGATATATCCCCTGGGGCAGCGTCACAGTTTCGGAATTGTCGAGCGGGCGGCTGGCCTATGATGTCACTTATTCAAACGGCTCTAAAAAGCGTTTGCTGACCGGCGAAGTTATCCATTTACGCGACCGGACCGATGATGGCCTGATAGGGCGTTCACGGCTCCACAGGGCCGCTAAGACGGTCGAGGGCGTAACGCTTGCCGATACCCATGCCCGCACGTTCCTGGCTAATGGTGCAAGCCCTAGCGGCGTCCTGCAATCGGACTCGATGCTGGGAGCCGAACAATTCAACCGAGTTAAAGAGCAATTTGCCGAGCGTCATGCCGGTGCTGGCAATGTTGGCAAAACCCTGATTCTTGACGGTGCGCTGAAATGGCAATCCGTTCAAATATCGCCAGAGGATGCCGAACTGTTGGCAACGCGGAAATTCGGAGTTGAGGAAATATGCCGGATTTTCCAAGTGCCCCCGCCACTGATTCAGGATTACTCGCACAACACTTTCACCAACAGCGAAACGGCGGGCCGCTGGTTCGCAATGTTCACGCTGGCACCCTGGGCGCGAAAGATTGAAGCGGAATTTTGCCGCTCACTTTTCCCGGCCAACAGCGGGCTAGAACTGGAAATTGACCTAAGCGGCTTTTTGCGCGGCGATCCTGATACACGCTGGAAAGCGCACAAAATTGCGCTGGATGCGGGCGTTTTGGATGCCGACGAAGTGCGGCAAGTTGAGGGCTGGAATCCCAGGGCGATTGAGCCTGCAAAGGAGGGCGTTGCTTCTTAGCCATGACAGCCCGAGCCTCCTTTAAGCAATCCGATGCCGATAGAGCCATAAAGGCCTATAGGAAAAACGGCATTAAATTTGGCGGCGTAAAGGTGGCGGCGAATGGAGACGTTTACTACCTCGCCGCAGACGAAATTCGGCAACCTTCGGCCAATAGCTTTGATGAGATTGTAAATCGGTGAAACGGCGCTGGCTTCCTAAATGGGTATCCCAATATTCTGACCGGCACGGAAAGGCGCGTTATCGCTTTCGGCGCGTTGGACATAAGAGCCATGAATTTATCAATCCACCCGG